CAATACAAACCGTCAGTCATCACTGATTTTAATGTATCATATACACCAGATGGTGCATGGGCTAGACTACCAAATGGAGCTCCAGTTTCAACAACAATGAGAATTTCTTTTCAAGAAACAAAAATGGTATACGCCAACGAATTACAAGAGGGAGGACCATCATACTAATGTATTTCTCACTCACCCCCGACATACAATACGACGAGAAACCAATACAGTTTCCTTTCTCACAGTCAGATTATATTGTTGCCAAAAATTTCTTTCGTCGTTTTAAAATAGATGAAGATAAATTTAGTTATTCAGTATTCTTCAATCGTTATGCCATTGTAGAAGGAGATCGTCTAGATTCTATTGCAGAAAAGGCATATGGCACTGCTCTATACGATTGGGTAATTGCTATTACTAATAATATAATCAATCCATACTTCGATATGCCGTTAGCGGAATGGCAGGTCAGAGATCTAACAGAGAATCCAGATGCCGTGCATCACTATGAGACAGTAGAGGTAAAAAATAGTGAAGGAATAGTAGTTTTAAAAGAGGGGTTAATTGTTGATCAAAGATTTACTGCTACTCCATATGTTTATCTAGATAAATCAACGCCTTCTCTCATCTATACAACCAGAGCAGGTAATTTAGTTACAAAAACAGTGACAAATCTAGATCAAGCTATCAAAGAAAATGAATCAAAGAGAGAAATTTATCTTCTAAAATCAAGATACATTGAAGAATTTGTAAGAAATTTTAAGGAGCAAAATTTTTACTCCCGATCAACTAATTATGTTGATAGTCAATTGAAGAAAGCAGGGGTATAAACTTTTTTGTGCAAAAAAATGGGCGGATTTTTTTTCCGCCCAACTAGTTTTTAACTATAGATTTTGGTTTCAGTCTTCTTCGGCAAGACGAGCGAAGTAACTGAGAGCATCATCTTCATCCTCATCTACACCAGCAGCAACTGCAACCTTAGGTAAGGAGGGTTCACGGCGCGGAGCAACAAACTCTTCTTCGTCTGCAATCTCTTCATCGAGCGTAGGACGAGCAACTTGTGCGCGAGCAACGGAAGGAGTTTGAGTGATGCCAAGCACCAGATTCAGGCGCTCTTCCAACTCTTCATAGGTCTTAAAGTTAGCAGAGGAAACAAACTCTTGGAGAGAGTGTGATTGCCGCCAGATTTTTTCAAGCGTATCATCATCAGCAGCAAGGGCAGCAGATGCAGCAAACTCAGACTTATCGTAATTCCAGTAACCAGCAACGTTAGTGATCTTCAGTTTGAAGTTAGCACCCTCCCACATGTCGAAAGGATTGATAGGAGTCTCATCATCAAACTCAGGTTGCATGGCAGCCATGATTTTATCATAGATTTTCTTGCCATACTTATAGAGAAATACTTTACCCTCATTCTCAGGGTTTGCTTTGTCACTTACCACATAGATGTTGCTGTAGTAAGAGAGCTTGCGCTTCTGCTTGCGAGCAGTTTCTTTATCAGAATCACGCCCACTATTCCACAGGCGACGATTGACTTCGCCAACAGGATCTTTACCACCATTCGTGGTCAGAGAATTTTCAATATACCAACCGCCTGGTCCTTGGAAGGCATGACTATACAGTTTCACAAACGGCAGGTCTTCGCCGTCAGGTGCAGGCAAGAAACGAATAACAGCAAACCCATTGCCAGCAGCATCGACAGATGGTTTCCAGAAACGCTCATCAGCACTGGAAGAAGAGTTTGCTTTCTCTAACTCTTTAGTTAGAGATGCGAAATTATTTTGCGACTTACGCTTAAGGTCAGCAAAAGACATAGGATTACCTCGGATTAAATTAGATTTGGTCTGTGTGACGCCCTATCACTTAGTCATTATAACACGGCAGAGAGGGGGGCGTCAACCCTCGTCTGCCTCTATCTCTGCTTGAAACTGGTCAAGCTTGTTGAGCATCCCGCGCATCAGCGAGAGCACGTCTTGTGTCTCCCACCAACCGTAGAGCATCTTAGCACCCTGCTCAATCTGCTCACACATTTCAACTGCTCTAGGGTCGTCTGAAAGTTTCAGGCGAGTGTAGAAGATCTGTTGTTTCTCCACCAGTGACCTTACGGTGTGGATGTATTCAAGTTGATCTTCCTTACTACCCTGCATAGGACCAGCAAGTGTGAGCTCCATCGCTTTCATTTGAAGACGCTCCATTTCTTTCGCTTCTTCTCTTACAATATCGGAATCAAAAAAATCGGTCATATTAACATTAGTTTAGCGCGGGATGTTTTCTTGATGAAATTTAATTGTTGAGCATCAAACTTTAGTTTTTCTTTTAGAGGTTTGGTAATGAGTTTTGATACCGTTTCCACCTCAATATTATTTACATCACAATAGTGTAGAATAGCATCAATATAATTCATATCATTATGTGATGCAATCTTCTCCACATCCTGTGAGAATTTTGCACTAGTCATAAACTTATCCTCTAATATTTCTCCTTTATTCATAGGTTTTTTTATACAGATCTATGTACTGAATTAATTTTAGAAGGTATTCCTTCTTTGGTGTTTCTACAAACACTTGAGTGTCTCCGCTTTCACAAGCGATGATGGTAACAATTTTATTAACTTTTAATTTGTATCTTTCATACAGCATACATGCATATGCTGTTTCCTGAATAAGATAATCTTCAATCCACTCTAGCTTTTTTTCTTCAGCAGATGTCTTGAAGTCGATGATAGATAACTCTCCATCAAACTCTGCAATACAATCTACGCGCCCTGCAATTTCCAACTCGTCTGAGTATAGTGCCGCTTCTTGTGCGTAGATATTATTGATTCTGTTTAAGGTTGGTATAGCATTCTTAAACATCATCAAGGGCAGATACTTGTCCTTGAATTTATTTTCATCGTATGTATTATTTAGGTAGTCTTCACACATAAGGTGAAAGGATGTGCCACGATTAGCAGCACGGTTAGAGATACGATTTGCTTTTTCTTCTCCTACTTTATTTCTCCACTTCATTATACCAGCTTTCTTCTCTGGATTGCAAGAGAGCACAGTGGTAATCGATGGGTACTTACCGCCCGATGGCACAGGATAAACTCTGCGACCATCTACAGTTTCAGCAATCAATTCGATTGGATCTAAAGGAGCATGACAAAAAAGCATTTTATAGTCCTAAATTTGTTTTACTAATGAGATAACTACGGACTAATCCGCTACGTACGATGTCTTCGATTTGAAATTCAACTGTTGAAAACTCTTCCATGGTTTCAATGATACGCATGAAGTCAATGATACCATTGCGCTCATGAGTTTTGATAAGGTCTGACTGTCTAACATCACCCGAGAAGATAATCTTAGAGTCTTGTCCTACACGAGTGATGATTGAATCAAGCTCATGGAAGTTTAGATTCTGCATCTCATCAATCAGAATAATGCAGTTGTCTAGTGTGGTGCCACGAATAAAAGATGTACTCCAGAAAGAAATAGTTTCCTGTGCTTTGAGATTATAATATAGTTTATCAAACTCATCATCACTTGGCATCTCAAACATATATTTTACCATATTTTTATATGGAATTTGATATAGAGATGACTTATCTTCGTGGTCTCCTGGAAGGAAACCAATCTCGCGTGTCGCTACTAGTGAGCGAACGATATAGATTTTCTCATAAGGAGTATTCTCATTGAGAACGTCTTTAAGTGCGAGGTATAATGCGATGAATGTTTTACCAGTGCCAGCGCAACCATATCCAAACATATTTTTGCCCTTTGCATACTCTTCAAAAAATCTTTTTTGATTTTCTGTAAGAGGCTCAATCTCTGTAAGCAATTCAGAGTTGACAGGCTTCTTTCGTTTCATTTGTTTCAAACTCATACCAGACGGAACAACAGCACCATTTTTCTTTCTAGTTTTTATAGGCATAATTTATAGTCTCTCTACATTCGATCCAGGTACGTTGGCAGCGCGGTTGATAATTGATTTCCAATCACTTGATGATTTGTTTTGCCAGTTTCCTATTTCAGAAACTGAATGTAGAAGGGTTGGCATCTGAGTGATGTGAGGATTAGCAGCAAGATAAGGCTCTCTGTCTGCCATATACATCCACTTTTCAAACTCTTCACCTGTATTATTATCTTTGAATTTGTAAGTTGGCATCTTTAATAAACCATGTAGGAATCGTGGCAGGAGACTTCCATTTTGCAAACGCAACTTTGTCTCCAATGTAATAGTTGCGGTATGACTGGATGCTATCTCCAGGTATTTTATATTTATCTGGCATTGCAGGAGGGGGGTCAACCCAACCAGCATCTTTAATATTGAATGGTGGCACCCAAAGATAACTAACCAAACTCTCGGTGCTATGATACTTACCATAGCGTTGAGTATATTGTACGCAGCAATGTTGAAACAAATCAAACAGCCACCTGTAGTGTGATGTTGATTGCCTCACCCACTTTGCAGATGGATGATTGATATGACATGCTTTGTATAGAATATCTTCTCGTGGTTTGTCAAGTCGCCAGCGTTTGATACTGCGATTGTTGGCGGTCTTTGCAGTATAAGGAATGCCGTCGAGCACACGATGAGCAGTAGACATGAGTTGAGCATACTCAACAATCATT